CTTTTTTATTTCATTTAATAATTAATTATTATAATAATTATATTATGGGGAGTATTTGTGATTTTTTAAATAGTATTAGTTCTAATAAAAATTTTCAAAAATTATTTGGTGAACCTCCATATAGTTGGCGTTTTATCCCAAATGAGATTGAAGGACGAGCAGAATTAGCTTCTTATTTAGAAGATAATACTGGTGGAATTAATAATTTAACTCGTATTAATTTATTTTATACAAATTTAGAAAAGGCAGCTTTTAATAGTTTTAATGATTTTATATATGGGTCATTAGGTTCATCATCTTCGCAAATATTTGTTCCAAGAAAAATAGAAACATTATCTGATAATTGTAAAATAGTAAATCTTACAATAAATGACAAACCCTGGAGTATTATATTAATACCTGATAATACTGTTGATGGAAGATATATTCCATTTGAAATATTAAAACAAATTTATTTACAATTAGCAGAAGATAAATTACCAATTGCTATATCAAATGGAGTTTCTCATGCATTTTATGGATACACTAAATGTTATCAATGTTTAAAATCACCTTTTAAATTTAGTGCTACATTATATGAATTAAAAGAAGTAAAAGAATTAAAAAAAAGTGAACTAACGGGGGTTAATACACCACCTGAACCACCTGAGTTTAATGCATTAAGAGATATAGATAATGAAGATAATGAAGATAATAAAGATTTTTTAAAAAATGTTACAGTAATACCTAGATTTTCAACAAAAAGTATTGAGCAATATAAGCAAAATGGGTTAACTTATGAAAACACTACTATACAAAATGGTTGGACAAATGTAATTCAAATAACGGATGGGAAACAATTTGCTGATATTGGTGGAGGAAAAACTAATAGTGATTTAAATGATAAATATGTAGATGGAATATTAACTTCAGTTTTAGCAGAAGTTACTGGTATGAAAAAAAATATGATAGATATAAATACATTAGATATAAATACATTAGATATAAATACATTACACCCAAATTCTATAAAAGCAGCAGGATTAACTGGTAAAATTAGAGCTGATTTAGAAAGTTTTTATATGGTTGGTAACAATACTTGTGAGAGTATTCGGCAACTTGATGATATAAAAACAACAGATGTTAAGTATAATAAATATTTTGAAACCCCTAATAATATTCCATCTTATGCATTAATCCCAGTTGATGAAACAAAGACAATTGAATCTCAAGGGACAATTGAATCTCAAGGTGGTAAAAAAACTAAAAAGTTGCATAAAAAAATTTTAAAAAAAAGAAAATCTAAAAGAAGAAGATCTAAAAAAACAAATAAAATGGTTCGTCGTAAAAGAAAATATAGTAAGAGATGAATTAACTAACCAAATGAGTTAAAATAAATAATAAATATAATTTTTCATTTCTAAATTCTCTCCTAACTTTCTGAAATAAAAATAATAATTCATATTTCTTTTCATCTGTAATTATATTTTTCAATAAATTATTATCTAAAATATAAATAAAATCCAATCCACAATAACCTTTTTCATATAATTTAGTAATTGTTTTTGTAATATCAAATTTGGCTTTATTACGAAATATAGTATCCACTTCTTTTTTAAGAACTTCTATTCTCTGTTGTTTTATATCATCAAATTGATACGTATATTGTAAATTATATTTATACAAATTTATAGGACTATCATTTAAATAAGGTTGAGGGATATAAATTTCACAAAAACGAGAGAGTATTGGTTTAAGCAATTTATATTTATCTTCTACAATAATGAAAAATCTAGTGTTATGACTAAATAATTCAATACATCTTCTTAAAGCACTTTGAGCATCAATTGTTAATTTATCCGCATTAATTAATATGATACTTTTAAATAAATTACCTCCATTTGAATTAATATGAGTTTTTGCAAAATATTTTAAGTCTTCACGAATAAATTTAATACCTTTTCCATGAGCACAATTGACATACATTGTCATTGTTTTTATCATTTCTTTATCATTTTCATAAATAGTATCAATAAAATTATCAACAATAGTTCTTTTACCACAACCAGAATCTCCATGAAATAATATATTAGGTATTTTACGTATTTCATGAAAATAATGTAATTTATCAACAATATTTTGATGTATTTGTAATTTTGAATTCATTTATTTATTAATTGATATAAATATGATTATTTATATCAAAAGTTACCGAATCATTTGTTATAATAATTCGTTTTGAATAATAATATAAAAAATTTGATAAAATAATGGATGACTTTAATATAAATGTGTTAAATGAATCAAAGAATGAATGGTGTGGTCGTTTATTAAATATTTTGACGCCATATATTTTAGAAGGGTTAAAATCTATTTTTGACGAATCATTTAAATTATGCAAAACGAATGGTGAGATGGATAAATATCTAATGACTTTTCAAAATTTTATAAGTAGAATTCCAAAATGGAGTCAAACAATTATAGAAGAAGAGAGAAATCGTATTATAGAGAGAAGTGGTTGTAACTATTTAGAAGATTTAATTACTTGTGTTCATATTATACAATTAAAAGTGTTAACTGCAGTAAGGGTAGGACAAAAACAGAAGAAGATTGATATAGATATACCTAAGTTGGATGTATTTATTCATAAAATATATATTAATATAGCTAGAAAAATATATACAAATGTTTATTTATTTGATATAAATCTATCTTCTCTCAAAATTCAAAAAAATAATAGACAAATAGAAATGATTATTCAAGAAAGCATAATGAATACAATTAGAGATAGTATACCAGTTGAAACAATATTACGTGCTTATATGGATGAAACAGTAGAGGAAGATGTTATAGAAGAAATTAAGGAAAAAGAAATAAAGGATAAAAAAGAAATAGAAGAATTAAAGAGTAAATTAAATATACCAAGTAAAGTTATTCAAGAACATGAAGATAAGCCAAATCCTACATATAAAGAAAATGATGATATTCCACAATTAGAATTATTAGATGAGGATGAAGATGATATAACAAATAATATTAAATTTAATGATATAGATTTTGTAAGGGATGAAAATAATAATGATAATAAAATACATGCTCCAAAGACTTTTGAAAGATTAGATGAAATTAGTAATATTCGCAATGAACAAAGAAAATTAGATGAAGAAGATGAAGATGAAGATCAGCCAGTAAAATTGAAAATTTTTGATAGTGATGCTTCAGATAATTTAGAAATAGAAACATTAGGAAATAATGATGAAATACAATTTGAAGAATTGCCTTAAATATTCACTGGTATAATTCGTTAAACAAATATAATTAATTTTTGTATAATTATAATGATTGATAAGAACATTATTATAACAGCAATAATTGTTTCTCTCATATATGTGATTTTAAGAATAATTGAAATTAAATTTATAAACAAGGAAGAATTGAATTTTAAATTAATTATAAAAGATGCTTTAATAGTTTTATGTAGTGTTATAGGAGGATTTTATTTAAAAGAACAGTTAAACCCAATGATGTATGAAAATTCTAGTTCAAAATCTCAAGTTATTTTTACAGATACTCCGAATTTTTAGAAATATAGAGTAATAATATAATGAAAATAAAAAATGGTATTAGCTATGAAAAAAATGGATGGAAATATATATCTATTAATGGAAATCCGAGAGAAAGAGGATATGCTTATGGGTATTTATGTGCATCTGATTTTATAAAAATACAAAAAATGTTAGATTTTTTTATTTATGAATCATATGGATTTAAATGGGAATATTTCATAGATAAAATTAATGAAGATTTCTATGAATTTACAGAAAAAGAATATCCAGAATTGTTCGAAGAAATGAAAGGAATATCGGAAGGATTAAATGCGAATCAATGTAAAACTTCATTACAAGAAATTATTGCTTGGAATTTTTATATGTCAATGCCGTATTGGTATAAAACAATTAATAAATCAAGTTCAGAAAATTCATCTTCAAGAGAAGGTGGTTCTCGTGATAAATGTAGTGCATTTATTGCGGTTGGATCCTGGACCCAAGATGGAAAAATTGTTGTAGCTCATAATTCCTTTACAGATTTTATAGATGGTCAATATTCTTATATAGTATTAGATTTAAAGCCCTCAAAAGGACATAGAATAATTATGCAAACATCTCCTTGTTGGATATGGAGTGGAACAGATTTTTTTGTTACATCAAAAGGAATTATTGGAACAGAAACAACTATTGGAGGGTTTTTGCCGTATGAAAAGAAAACGCCAATTGGTTATAGAATTCGTGAAGCAATGCAGTATGGAAATTCGTTAGATGAATATGTAGAAATATTATTAAAAGGAAATTCAGGAGATTATGCGAATTCATGGTTATTTGGTGACATTTATACAAATGAAATAATGAGAATAGAATTAGGTTTAAAATATCATAACGTAGAGAGAACAAAGAATGGTTATTTTATAGGGTTTAATGCTACATATGATCCGCAAATAAGAAATATAGAATGTTCAAATCAAGGATTTTATGATATAAGAAGACATCAAGGTGCAAGGTATGTTCGTTTATCAGATTTGATGGATGAATATAAAGGAAAATTAAATATAGAAACAGCAAAAATAATTATAGCAGATCATTATGATGTATATCTTCAAAAAGAAAATATGTGTTCAAGAACAGTATGTTCTCATTATGAAAAAGATGCGAGAGAATATATGTCGGCTCCAGGAAGACCTGTTCCATATGCTCCTCATGGAGCAGTTGATGGATTTGTATGTGATACAAATTTTGCTAAAAAAATGATTATATGCGGAAGATATGGTAGTTCTTGTGGAACACCTTTTATAAAGGATGAATATATAAAAGAACATAGACAATATGAGATTTTCTCTCCTTATTTATTAGATAGACCTAGACAAGAATGGACAATATTTCAAAATAATTTTACGGTAAAGAAAAAAGGTAGAAATAATAAAACAAAAAAAAGATTTTATAAATGAATATAATATATGATTATTAAAAAAGAAACAAAAAATACTATAATAATATATTATGTAGATAAAGATTATGATGATAAAAAAATGGAAAAGATATTACATACAAAACTAAAAAGTAATAATAATTTTTTTATTATAAATGAAGATGCAGATGTTTATACAAAAGATGATAAATTATTATTAAGATATAGAAAAAATAAATTAGATAAAAAAAATATAGATGAGTTTTACGATAATGTAATAAAATTTGCGTTAACAAAAACAAGTACAAGAGGGATTGCATCAGGAAGTAAAAAGATGAAAATGAATATAAAAAATAATCCAAAAGTGATGACAAATATTATTGGATATATGGATACTGTTTCTCCAAAGTTAAAATATGCTTTAAAAATAAGAGGAATAAAAAATAATTTTTTAGTAAGACCAAGTTATTTTATGTTGATGTATCCAGATAAATTTAAAAAAATATTACCATTGGTGAGAGAAATAGATGAATGGTATAAGAAGTTGATACCAGAAAATTATAATTTACAAAGAAAAAAGGCAAATGAAACACATTACAAAATTCCAGGAACTTCTTTTACTACTATTACTACAAATGTAAATTTTCAAACAGCCGTTCATAAAGATACTGGAGATGACGATGAAGGGTTTGGAAATTTAACTGTAATTGAAAGTGGAAAATATACAGGAGGAGAAACATGTTTACCACAATATGGAATAGGTGTAGATGTAAGAACAGGAGATGTATTATACATGAATGTTCATGAAGCTCATGGAAATTTGCCTTTAAAATTGGAAACACCAGAAACAAAACGATTATCTATAGTTTGTTATTTACGTAAGAAAATATGGGAAAAAACAAAAGGAAAAACCAAAAAAAATTTTTACGAAAATAATAATGTATTTCAGAATATTACAAGAAATAAGAATATTACAAGAAATAAGAATATTACAAGAAAAAATAAAAAATGATATAATATAATATAATTATGTCTAATTATATTATAGCGATTCCTTCTTATAATAGGTATGAAGTTATTTCAAATAAAACTTTAAAAACTTTACGAGATGGTAATGTTTCAAAAAATAAAGTATTCATATTTGTTGCAAACAAAGAACAATATAAATTATATGAAGACAATGTTGATAAAAATTTGTATAATAAAATAATAATAGGTAAATTAGGAATTACAAATCAACGTATTTTTATATCCAAATATTTCCCAATAAGTCAATATATAGTTTCTCTAGATGATGATATAGAAGAAGTATCCAAGATGAGAGGGACGGATAAATTGGTTAGAATAAAAGATTTGAACAAATTTTTTATAGATGCATATCAATTGATGAGAGAAAAAGGTCTATATATTTGGGGAATATATCCAGTTAGAAATCCGTTTTTTATGAAAAATAAGATTACATATGATTTGAAATTCATTATAGGAATGATGTATGGATATATTAATAGACATGATAAAAAATTGTATCCTTCTATATTAAGTGAAAGTAAAGAAGATTATGAAATGACAGTATTGTATTATAAAATGGATGGAGGAGTATTAAGGTTTAATAATATAAATCCGAAAACAAAATTTAATGCAGAAGGAGGGTTAGGAACAGATAGATATGAGAGAAATAAGAAAGCAGCTGAATATTTGGTAAGTAAATATCCAGATATATTTTCTTTAAAATATCGTAAAAATGGAATGCCTGAAGTAAGAATAAATAAAATAAAAAAATAAATTATTAT